TAGTCTTTATAATATGAAATTACATGATGAAGCCCAAATTGATAAATATGTATGGGTTCAGCGTGTGCCGGGTGGATGGATATATAGATATGAGTCCCAAGATGGATCGGGAGGCTGGAATATAGCAGCCCAATTCGTGCCTTTTGATAATGAATTTCAGGAGGTAAAGAAATGAAACTATATGATGTTGGTAATCGTGATGTTGAGAAATTGGGACAGCTCTATTGTGATCATGTATCTGCAATGACAGGTGAGAAATTACACAGCAAAGCAGATATAGCCGCCGAGTTAGCATGGCGTGATCAGAAATTACAAGCCGCCGAGGAAGAAATTGCTGATTATGCGGATAAACTAAATCTCGCTAATGCACATATAACAGCCGCCGAGGAAAGAATTGCCTTTTTTAGAAATGGAATCGACAATCAAATTGAGATGAAAAATAAAGCTATCGCTCAACGAAATGAATTAAAGGAAGAAATCACCCAGCTGCGGGAGGCGCTGCGATTAATTAAAGATCAAATCATTGGTCTGGTTTGACGTAAGGAGAACAGTGATGACTAAATATACATATAGTCAGTTTGAAAAAATTATTGTGCCAGTAAAAAAGAAATGGTGGCAATTTTGGTTACCAAAAGAATTTGCTGTTTGGAATCGTCGCTGGTGGACAATTGAAGGAGTTGATGAAGCTAGTATATTTGCAAAGATAATGACAGACAATGATCAAGGTAGTCAGCATCTTTGTTGTCTGTATGGCCCACAACTTGAAGAATCTGTTTTTGGCAATCAATATATAAAAACGAAAATGGATGATAAAGAAAGTCAAGAGGATAAAAAATAATGGGAAGTGATGACTAAGGACGCACGCGGCCGTTGAGGCGGTATATGAGGTGAAGAAATGATCAGACGATTACTTGTACGAATTAAGTTCTTACTCGCACATGGTAAAGAACTTAACAGGCGCGTAGAAGTCGAAAATATTTTATTTTCGGTTGCCGCTGGTAAACGCGAGCCACTTACTGTGCAGCAACACAGGATATTGGCTTTAAAATTAGGCACGCCGGTTGAATGGCAGTCTGACAAACTCAAACAAGATATAAAAGATAATTTCTAAAGGAGATTAATCATGAGCAGAATTATAACTAAAGATATGGTATTGAAAATTGCTGATTGGGCAGGATATAAAGTTATTTATGATTTAGAAGATAACTTGCCTTTATTTGAGGAGAATCCTGTTGGCGTGTTTATTGATATAGGAGAGAGATTTCCCGGTTTATTTGTGCCAACTGAACTTAAGTATTCGAGAGAACTTGAATTGATGTTATTGACTACAGGATGGCGTTTTGAATACAAGCCAATGAAGCCGCCACGCACGATGAAATTCGCAGTACGGCCTTTTGGTTTTGTTGGTACACGTAAGAAGAGTCCGCGTGTGTTGACTGTTAACAGCGGTTCCTTTGAGCTTATGATTGTTAAGGCGGCTTTTGAAGAGGCTCTACTTGAGAAGGCTAACAATGGATAAGATACTTACGCCTTACGATTTTATGGCTTTGCGTGATTATCCTGTTCCTGTGGTAGATGGCAAGCCTGTTCCTGAATACGTAGAAAAAGCTCGGGAACAGGAAGAAAGGGATAGACGCTTTTGCTTCGAATTATCACTTAAATACAGTCGGAGGTTGCTATGAAATATTGTATCAGATGTAGGGCTGATCAAGATGAATACGCGCAGTGTACTGAGCCTGATGGCTGTGTGGTTATAGATGATGATTTTTTGGTTAACAGACATCACGCACTGCCTTACGATGTGTATATTGGGCGCGGTAGCATTTGGGGCAATCCCTACAGAATAGGCTCAGATGGAAATCGCGATGATGTCATTCGCAAGTATCGGGAATGGATTTTAACTCAACCTGATTTGATTGCTAGATTAGATGAGTTAGATGGCTTGAAGTTAGGTTGTTATTGTAAGCCTAATAGATGTCACGGTGAAATATTGCTTGAATTAATTGAGCTTAAGAAACGAGGAGAATTAGATGTCCACGCGCCTTAAAGATGAAGTAAGAAGAAGTATCAATAATAACCTACAGAATAATCTAAAGGCTACTATTGTCGCCAATCGCATTAAGATTAAGTATCCTGATAAGATTGATGCTGAATTGCACAAATTCATAAAGGCACAGGTATTAGAAGCTTTAGAGGAGAAAGATAAGTTGCTGGAAGGGATTGACAACCGCATAGTACGCTGGAGCGATAATGGTGTTTAACACCTTTATCATTTTAACACCATTAATAACACCATTTTGAGACAGCATGGTTACTAGGATTTTGCTTGTTTTTTGAAAATGGTGTTAAAAAAAGAGCTCCCTACGTACACAACTACATAAATACTGTACATGTATATATTATTATTATTATCTTATTATTATATTTTCCTTAGTAACGGCGCTGTGCATAAAGGTGTTATTAAAGGTGTTAACGTGCTAACACCATTAAAGCGGCGCGTAAAATGCTTGACAGCACTTAGGCACCATGTAGACTCACGGGAAATGGTAACGAAATAACTCATTCTGATGTCCTCTGTAACGATATTTCCAACAACCTTCGCCATCGCAATCATGCGAGGAGCAGGCTTATATTACTCTGGTGATATCTACAAACTTCAGAGAACGGACGATGCGTATGGCACAGCGATGGACCAACATGAACGGTTACAAGAGTTTCAAAAGTTTTCCGTTCTTGCAGATTTAGATCATTCGTTGGTTGCGTATCACAGTATCGAATTGTCGAAAGATCAGTTGACTCTTTTGGAGCTTGTCCACAAGCATACAACTGCCTTCGTTCGTGGCCACGTTATCGAGAATCTGTTAGACAAACTTTCTAGCGATTCTAAACTGAGTGTAGATGTTGCTCAACTAGTGCTTAATGAACTCGGCGTTGATAATGATAAAGGCGGCGCGGGTATTCGAAAACTGATAGTTGAGTTAACTAAACCAAATGACTGAATATAAATTTGACTTACCTTTTCCTCCTACTCTAAATGATTATTATGGCTGCAATCGTCATGGAGGCAAAAGAATAAAGAATGCAGGGCTTGATTACCGAATCAAAGTACACAATGTCGTTAGAGAGCAAGATATTCGGCTCAAGCTCGAGGATAAACTACATGTTACGGTTATCTTGCACATGCCAGATAAAAGGCGGCGCGATTTAGATAATTACATGAAGGCGTTATTAGACTCATGTACAGAATCTAAAGTTTGGTTAGATGATAGCCAAATCGATAGGCTGTTTATCTTGCGTGGTGATGTAGTACCGCACGGCGCTGTTGAAATGGTAGTGCAAACCGTATGAATGCGGCGGCGGATGCAGTTAGATTGGTATTGACTGCCCCGCAGTCAGAATTTATACAATCTCAAGCCAAGTATGTTGCGGCGGTTGCTGGATTCGGTTCAGGCAAGACACAGGTTGCATTGACAAAGATATTAATGAATATGGCTGAGGCGCCTGGTATTGACCAAGCCTATCTAGCGCCAACGTATCCGCTTATTCGTGATATCTTTTATCCTAAGGTAGATGAGTTCTTAACTGACTTGAATATGCCATATGCGATAAATGAGAGTAAGCATACGATTCATATATTCGGCTTAGGCAAGATAATTTGCCGCACTATGGAAAAACCAGGCAGCATTATTGGCTGGGAAGTTGCAGACGCTGTATTAGATGAGTTTGACGTGTTAACGGTGCCTAAGGCACTAGAAGTATTTCGCAAGATTAAAGCACGTCTTAGGCAGAAGAATCCTACAGGCCGCAAGGGGCAGGTATATGTGACTACTACACCTGAAGGATTTAAAGCTACATATCAGCTGTTTAAGAAGGCACCTGTACCTAATTCACATTTGATACAGATGTCAACTTACTCAAATGAAAAGAATCTGCCACCTGACTATATACAAGATTTAAAGGACCAATATCCTGAGCAATTAATTAATGCCTACTTATTAGGTCAATTTGTTAACTTAACATCAGGTTCTGTTTATTATGCGTATGATAGAAAACGTTGTAATACGTTTTATGTAGCCAAGCCCCGGGAGCCGCTTCTTATCGGCATGGACTTTAACGTCAATAAGATGGCCGCTATTGTACATATTCGTAGGGATGGTATTGTGTATGCCGTAGACGAATTTATCGGCTTTCGAGATACGCCTGATATGATACAGGCTATCAAAGAAAATTATCCTGATCACAAGGTATACGTTTATCCTGATGCTAGTGGCGGTAACAATTCGACGAATGCAACAGATTCAGATTTAGCCTTGCTAAGAAAGGCTAGATTTATCGTAAGAGCAAAGCCTAGCAACCCATTAATCAAGAATCGTGTTGCGAGTATGAACAATGCTTTTGAAAAAGGTTTCTACAAGGTAAATTCCTTTAGATGCCCGCAGTATGCTGACTCACTAGAGCAGCAGGTTTATGGTCCAAATGGTATGCCTGATAAGAGCAACGATTTAGACCATCCTGTAGACGCCGGCGGCTACTACATTCATTATACTTTTCCGATTAGGCAACGCGCCGCAGATACGGCTCAAGTCGTTGGTGCATAGGAGACCGATATGCCAGTAAATACACCACATGCCGACTACACGGCTAATATTCTTAAATGGCAGCGATGCCGAGATGCGTACGAAGGTGAAGATGCTATCAAAGCACGCAACGAGACGTATCTGCCTAAGCTTTCAAGTATGCTGAATGCTGCTGACCCTAAATACATTGCGTATAAAGAGCGCGCGATGTTTATGTCAGCAACTACGCGCACCGTAGAAGGTTTGGTTGGCATGTGCATACGCAAGCCAATAGACGTAACTATTCCTGACAAGTTCAAATATCTTACAGATGATATCACTGATACTGGTATTAATCTAACTAACTTTATCAAAAACATCTTATCTGAAGTTACATTAACTGCTCGCGCAGGTTTGCTTGTTGACAGAAGTTCTGACGCAGATGGAAGACCCTACGTTGTCTTATACAGTGCCGAGCATGTACTTAATTGGCGTTTTAATGACGCTGGCTTTCTTTCCTTGCTGGTATTACAAGAAACGCGTGCTGAAGTAGACCCTAAAGACGTTTTTAAAGTTAATGAAAAAATCGTTTATCGTCATTTGTATTTAGACGATGAGGGTTATTACCAAATTTCTATTTGGCAGGAAGACCCTGCAAAGAAAGGCGAATTTATTGAAACCAGATTAGATACGCCTACACTGCGCGGCAATCCTATGACAGAGATACCTTTTATCTTTGTCTCACCGCAAGGTACCGATCCCTCTATCGAAAAGCCGCCCTTGCTTGATATGATTAATGTTAACATCAGTCATTATCGTACGAGCGCGGACTTAGAACATGGCAGGCATTTTACGGCTTTGCCTACGCCTTATATTTTCGGCGTAGACTTAACGGAAGATGAAAATGGCAACAAGCCTCAAATCAATATAGGCAGTGAAACTGCTGTCGTAAGTGAGAATGCTGGCGGTACTGCAGGCTATATGGAATTTACCGGGCAGGGCTTATCTGCATTAGAACGGGCGATGGATGAAAAAGCTGGCTACATGATTGTCTTAGGCGCGACAATCTTGCAAACACAGAAGAAGGGAGTTGAATCTGCTGATACCGCGCGTTTAAACAAGTCAAGTGAAACCAGTACAATGGTATCTATCGTTTTTGCAGTAGAAGATGCTGTCAAACAGGCTTTAGAGCTTATGGTAGCCTGGGAAAATGCCGTTGCAACTATTGATATTGAAATCAATAAGGACCTGCTAGATCAGGTTATTGATTATCAAACTATCACTGCATTGTTAGGTGCTTGGCAGCAAGGCGCTATATCACATGAAACCTTACTGTTTAATTATAAACGTGGTGAGTTACTCCCGGATGACATCACTATTGAGCAAGAGCTTGGGCGTATAGATACAGAAACGCCAAATCCAGTTGGAGATAGCATGGACTTGAATCCTCAAGATCAGCTGCCACCACAGGACCAGCCGCCAGGCACTACTGGACAGTGATAAAAGATGCCACGTAATCTTAACAAAAAGATATCGGACGAGTTAATTGCGTTTAACGCGCAATTGCCAAGGCTCGAAGCATCTATGCGCCGCAAGGTAAGACGTCAATTGAAAGAGTTGGAAGATAAATTGATTAAAACTCTTTTAGACGTCGACCCTTCGGCACCGACTCGCACTGCATTCAAAAAGAAAAGACTTGAGGCATTACTTAAAACAATACATAATGACATCGCTAGTACGTACAAGGCTATAAAAACTGAGACGTTGCGCGATACTGTACATGTAGGACAATTAAGCGCACAGGCTACCACACAAGCGATAAACAGCCAGGTCGGTATAACTTTAGCAAGCGTCGGCGTTAACGCCGAGTTGTTAGAACAAATAATCAGCGGCAACCTTATACAAGGGGCAAAGAGCGCAGACTGGTGGGCACGTCAAGGTGGTTCACTTAAATTCCGTTTCCAACGGCAGATAGGTGAAGCGATTCAGTTAAACGAAACGTTGGGCGACATGGTACGCCGTATTCGCGGCACACGCGCAAAGGGGTTTACGGATGGGATTATGTCTATAACCACTCGTGAAGCTGAAGGCCTTATACGGACTAGCGTTATTAACGCTAATAATGCTGCAAGACTAGAAGCATTACAGGCAAATGCTGATATCCTAGACGGTATTCAGTGGGTTTCGACTCTAGACGGTTCTACTACGCCAATCTGTCAATCTTTAGATGGCTTGGTATGGGATATGGAGTATGAGCCAATTAATCATGATACACCGTGGCCTGGAGCCACAGCACATTGGGGATGCAGAAGCACACAGGTGCCGGTTGTTAAAGAATTTAACAAACAATCGAAAAACAAGAGAGATAGAATTCCTGAAAGTACCCGCGCCAGCATGGATGGACAGGTACCAGAAAAAGAGACTTACGATAGTTGGCTAAAACGGAAAGATAAAGTAGACCCAGCTTACGTTAAGAAAACGCTAGGCCCTGGCAAATACAAAATTTGGAAAAGCGAGGGACTAAGCACACGGGATATGGTAGACCAATACAACAACCCATTAACAGTTGCTGAATTGGAAAAACTGTATAAACTATAGCTATACATGACTAATGTAACTAACACGATAACCGGAGGTTATTACCATGGCGTTCAAACACGTGATTGACAAAGAAGCATTCGACAAACTTTCTGACGATGTGAAGAAAGAGTACGAAGAGAAAGACGGCCAGTATTATCTGCAAGTCGAGGGCATGGTTCCTAAGGCTCGCTTGGATGAGTTCCGTGAAAACAATATCAAGCTTGCTCAGGACAACGACAAGCTGAAGCGACACGTTGACTCATATGGCGCTATTACACCAGCTGAACTTGAAGAACTTCGCAAGAAAGCAGAAACCGGTGGTGGCGAAGTCGACGAAGAGCAGCTCAACACAATGGTCGAAGAGCGTGTTGCGAAACGTGTGTCAAAGATGAATGAAGAGCATGAAAGTGCGCTGAAGGCAGAGCGTGAAGCGCGTGGGCAAGCAGAAACAACTTTGAGCAAGCTTATTATCGACACCAATGTGCAGACTGAGGCAGTTAAAGCTGGTGTTCGTGAAACAGCGGTTGAAGACGTATTACTTCGAGCGCGAAATATATTCCGCGTAGAGAATGGCAGTGCCGTTCCTTACAAGGATGATGAAATTGTTTATGGAAAAGATGGCAAAACGCCTCAAACCATAGGCGAGTGGCTAGCAGATCAAGCGTCAACAGCGCCGCATCTGTTTAAAGAAAACAAGGGTGGCGGTGCTACTCCTCCTGGTAAACCTGGTCAAGGCGGAGCCGGCCAAGAGCAAAATGTGCGTGGTGTAAGTCGTATGCATCAGGCACATATGAACGGTTAATCCTTAACTTTATTTTTGGAGGCTTGAAAAATGTCCCTATTACTGGAACAAGCTAACCTGCTTTCGCAGGACCAGCTTCGCGCTGGTGTAATTGAAGTCTACGTTCAGAATAGCCCTATTCTGCAACGGCTGGATTTCCTCAATCTGCGCGGCAACGCGTATTCTTACAACATGGAAGGCGCTTTGCCTGGTGTTGCGTTTCGCGGTGTTAACGAGAGTTATACCCCGTCTACCGGTGTTATCAATCCGCAGGTTGAAAGCCTGAAGATTGCTGGCGGCGAACTGGACGTTGATGCGCACATCATCCGCTCTCGTGGTCCTCAGGTACGTGCAGCGCACGAAGCCATGAAGATTAAAGCCCTGGCGCGCTCCCTTAACAAAGCGTTTATCGATGGTGACTCTACCGTTGACCCTCGCGAATTCGATGGCCTGAATGTCCGCTTAACTGGCACGAAGAAAATCCTTGCAGGCGCCGGTGGTGCTGCATTGACGCAGGATATGGTAGATGATCTGTTGGCCGAAGTTCCTGGCGCCAATGCTATCTTGTGTGGCACTGGTGGACACCAGCTGCTGACCAAACTGCTGCGTGCCAGTGCTCAGGTAACGATTACTACCGATGAATACGGTATGCAGATCGTCAACTACAACGGCATCCCGATTCTCAATGTCGGTAAAGACGCCACTGAGGCCGAAATCCTGGACTTTGATGAAGACCCGGGTGACGCTACTTTCGACACCACTTCCATCTATGCTGTACGCTTTGGTATGGCTGAAGCTGAAACTGATTTGTTCGGTATTCAGAACGAAGGTGGCATGTTGGTCAAGGATTTGGGTGAGTTGGAAACCAAGCCTGCTGTACGCACTCGCGTAGAGTGGGATACTTCCCTTGTCCTGGCGTCCAACGACTGTGCAGCTCGCCTGTACGGCATCACCAACGCGATTGCGTAATAACAGCGTATTCCGTTAAACGTTAACCCTTAATTTAATTCGGAGGAATTTAAAATGGGTGACTATGTAAACCGCCAACGCCAAGGCTATGATGCTGAACAGGTTCTCATTGCCTCGGCTACCAAAACCGCAAGTGAAACCGGTTCCGGTATTCACGTGGGTGAAAATGTGGAGTTGGACGTTGAAGTTAACGTCCGCGGTACTGTTTCTGGTACTTCTCCTACTCTGGATGTTGTCATTGAAGAATCTGATGACAATATTACCTTCACTACCTTGCATACCTTTGCGCAGATTACCGCTGCAGGTCTCGCCAAGGCTTTGATGCGTACCACGAAGCAGTATGTTCGGGCCGATCTTACCATCGGTGGTACGACTCCAAGCTTCGGTGGCCTGGAAGTGTTTGCAAAGAGCTAATGCAAGCGACATGATTGTAGGGGCAGGAATGTCTGCCCCTACATCTTAACATTAAATTTTCAACTTGAGGATTAATAACATGAGCCGAAGTGAAGATGAATTAAAGGCACTGTCTGGCAGTACAGTTCCTGAAATCCAAGAAGCATTACCTGATTTGGATGCCAAAGAAATCGCTGCCTTGTATGCCATGGAAGTAGCTAAGAGCACGCCGCGCAATAGCGTGACTGATATGCTGCTGAAAGCTGGTGCCACTGATTCCTCTGAAGATGAGGAAGAGGAAGAGGAAGAAGTAGATGATGGCACGCCGAAGTTCAATGCCAAACTTCCGCACAATATGGTATGGCATGAAGGCACGAAGTGTATTCTGCAAGGTAAGAATATCTTCGACCGCGTTACCAAAGTTCTTATCAAGTAAGTATTAGAGCAGGGCTTCGGCCCTGCTTTAACTTAAATACTAAGGAGTAGGATATGCCAACGAGTGTTATCACAATAATAGCGACGCCAGGTGCGGCCGACGCTAACTCCTATCTTACTCTTGCAGATGCTGAAACCATTCTGCACGCAAGACCGCATCACGAAACAGTATGGGACGCCGGTGCTTTAACCGATGACCAGAAAAAGGCTGCGCTTGTTTGGGCTACACGGATTATTTCACAGTATCATTACAAGGGGTCCCCTACGTATGAGACTACTCAAGCCTTACCGTGGCCACGTATAGGCGTCTACGATAATGATGGGCGTGAATTTGATGATGCTACTATTCCTGAATGGCTTGAGGTTGCTACCGCTGAATTAGCTTTCAACATGATTGCTTCCGACAGATTAAGTGATGCAGGTACTGAAGGCTTTTCAAAAATCGAATTAGGGTCATTGAAGTTAACTATCGACCCGAAAGATAGAGCGAAGTGGATTCCGGAGTACATTATGAAAGCGTTAAGGCCTTATTTCGCAGGCACCACGAGCTCCTTAAACTTCCCAGTGGCGAGGGCATAACATGGGCTTACGGGACGTTGGCTTAAGTGCTATTAATGCTGCGTTTGTCGCTGCAGGAGACGCTGCCACGCTTGTTATTTACCGTAGTAAAGCACAGAGTACGTTTAATGCTGCTACAGACTCCCAGGGCGAGACAACAAGCGACACAGAGCTTTATATCATTTATGATTTTCAGCCAAAGCGCAATGAATTCGCTGATTTAGATGTCGACATTGATTTTACTGGTCTCGTTAAAGGCATTGTTAAGGCTTCGCCATTTCCACCTAATACACCTAAGACGGAAGACTTAATCGTCGATGGTACTATCGAGTACAAGATTAAGGGCATTAATAAAATCGGTCCTTTCTCAGAAGCTATCGGTTACGAACTTTTTATGGTGCGAAATTAATGGCGCGGCGCAAAAAATATAAGCTTGAAACCATTGCTAAAAACTTTGGCAAGACTATACGCGCCACCAGTGAAAAAGAAATGCGCTCTATTGTATTAGAATTATTGCGTCGCATTGTTTTAAAGACACCTGTTAAATCAGGTATGGCTCAAGCCAATTGGCAGATAGGCATAGAAAAACCTGCACCTGGTGTAATACAGTTTGGAGGTAATCCATCGCAGGCTTCTTCAGCTGCCATTACTGCAGGACTGAAACAAGTTGCTAACATAAAATTCGGGCAAACGATTTATATTTCGAATAACTTGCCTTATATATTGCGACTAGAAAATGGTTGGTCAAGTCAAGCGCCAGCTGGTATGGTGCAGTTGTCTCTAAATGAATTGCGGAGTAAATTCAAATGAGTTTTGAGACTGCAAGAAGCGTTATACAGGCAAGGATGTCTAGCGGCTATTCTACTACGCCGGTGGCGTATGATAATCATGAATTTGTTAAGCCTACTGATGGCTCGTCTTGGGTACGTTTTACGATACTTGAAGGCGATAGCGATTTAGCAGGCATTGGCGCATCAACACGCTTATTTAGAAACACGGGTGTTATTGTGTGCCAAGTTTTCATTCAAGCAGGGAAAGGGTCTAAACCTGCATTGGATATTATTGATGTACTAACAACTCTATGGAGCGGCGCTTCATTCAACGGCATAACCTGCAGAGCAGCATCTGTGGCTAGGGTAGGCACAGACGAAGGCTGGTACCAGGTTAACTTATCTATCCCGTATTATTGGGATAATATAATGTGAGGTAATTTGAAATGTCAGATTCAAATCTTGTGCAAATGTTTAAGTTGAAAGAGAGCGTCTGGGGAACTACTCCCGCGTCTGCAATGGATACTATGCGTTTTACAGGTGAAGGTCTTGGATTTAAGATTGACAATGTAACGTCAAACGAAATCCGCTCGGACCGCCAAATTTCCGATCTTGTACAGGTTGGAGCAGAAGCAAGCGGCAACATCGACTTTGAGTTGTCCTACGGTACGTATGATGACTTTATGGAAGGTGCTTTAGGCAATTTGTTTACCAATATTGACAGCGCAGGCGACAACGATGGTATTCTTGTTGCAGGTGCAGCCGCGTCTAACTTGGACTTTTCGCTCAATGCAACAAGTAATACCATTACTTTCGGTTCTGCCGTAACGCATGGTATTGTAATTGGCCAATGGTTGAAGTTAACTGGCTCTACCACTGATGACGGTTACCACTTAGTGACAAATGTTGCAGGACAGGTAGTTACTGTCGAAAGCATTACCACTACCGAGGTATTGGAAACTGCTGAAGAAATCGCTGGTACAATGGTACGCAATGGTACTAACCAGTATTCTTGGACACTGGAAAAATTCTTCAGCGATATTACCCAATATATCAGTTTTACTGGTATGATGGTTAATAACATGAACCTGTCATTGGAAACAGATAGTATCTTAACTGGCGCCTTTGACTTCATTGGTAAAACATCAGCTATCGCTAGCAGTTCTGTCGGTACTGGTGCTGCCAATGCTGCGACGACTACTGGCGTTATGAATGCGGTAAGCGGTGTATCAGGTATTCGTGAAGGCGGTGCTTTGCTTACCGGTACATTTATTTCTTCAATGGATTTGAGTGTTGCTGCAAATCTACGTCCACAGAAGGCAATTGGTAATCTCGGCGCCGTGGCAGTGGGTTTAGGCCAACTTGATGTAAATGGCAGTCTGTCTGTTTACTTTGAGAATGCGACTCTCTACAACAAGTATGTCAACAATACGGAAACTTCAATTTCCTATGTTGTTACTGATACCGCTGGCAATGCTTACATCGTAACACTGCCACGTGTCAAATATGGTGAAGCGAATGTTGTTGCTGGAGGTATTAACAGTGATGTACTCGCTGAACTGAGTTATCAAGCAATTCTTGACGCGACTACAAATTGCACTATCCAAATCGACAAGTTTGCTGCCTAATTTAACTGACTAAGTCACTACAGGAGACAGTCATGGACTTGAACAATGTAAGATTAGATTTAGAAAAGGAAGTAGCTGGCGTTTGGGTTCCTGTTGATGCCACTACTGATCTTTTAATTGGTAGTATTAATGGTCCCACGTATCGAAAAGCGTTGCGTGAAAAAATGCGCGCCGAACTCGAACAGTTAAAAGGCAAAGAACTTGACGAAGATGCCATTGAACGTATGACCGTAGAATGCCTTGCAGATCATATCCTGCTTGGCTGGCGTGGTTTAACTGAAGGTGGCGAGCTTGTTGAATACAGTAAGGAAAAGGCAAAAGAGTTACTGTCTAATCCTGTATATCGCCAATTTCGCGAATTTGTATCTAACAAGGCCGATGACATATCTCTTTTTCGTGATAAGTCAAAGGATAAGATAGCAGGCGAAGTAAAAAAGTAATTGAGTGGAGAGCGGAATGGGGGCCGCATATCGAGTCGCTTAAAAAGGTAGAACAAAATACCGGCAAGACGCCACAGGCGTTACTCGATATGCCAGTTCCTGGTGTAATAACATTAGATTATCTTGAAGCCTATGATAATCTATCGCGCAGTAGAGCATCACTAGCGCAACCGCTTTCCATAGCCGATATTAAGGCTTACTTCGAAGCGTCAGGTATGTTTGATGACTTTTCAGAGTTCTTGTACGTGGTGCAGATAGCTGATACTGCATTCATAAAGGGTCGTAACAAATGACAGATGTCGCTGACGTACAAGTCGAGATAAAACCTGATAAGCAGGGTGCCAAGCAAGTCGACAAAGACTTGCAGAAGTTGCAGGAAGGTGCCCGCTCTTCAGGCAGAGCTTTCTCCGGTTTAGCTGGTAAAATTAAACTAATCGGCTCTGCCTTAGTCGCTGCCGCTGTCTATAAAGCAATAGATCAGTGGAAAGACTTTGGTGCTGCGATTAGTGATTTGTCTGCCATTACAGGCGCCGCTGGTAAAGACCTAGAATATCTAAAACAACAATCTCTTGAGATTGGTGCTACCACTACGCTGACAGCTCAACAGGCTGCCACAGCATTCAAGCTTATTGCTTCTGCCAAGCCTGATTTGTTAGAGAGCGGGGAAGCTCTTGCACGCGTAACGAAAGAAGCTGTAACACTTGCAGAAGCTGCAGGGTTAGATTTGCCTACTGCGGCAAATGCTTTAGGCGCTTCCTTGAACCAATTTGGCAAAGGTGCAGATGAAGCTAGTAGATATATTAATGTACTGGCAGCAGGCTCTAAATTTGGCGCGTCAGAAATCAATGCTACTGCCGAGGCATTAAAAGAAGCAGGCACTGTTGCTTCTAGCGCAGGTCTATCCTTTGAAGAAACCAATGCTGCGATACAAGCCTTAGCTGGTGTTGCTATTAAAGGTGGGCAGGCTGGTACGGCTTTACGAAATGTCATTGTGCGTTTACGCACACAATCCAACGATGAATTCAATCCTGCTATTGTAGGCTTATCTACTGCCTTAGAAAACTTAGGTAAGGCTAATTTAGATACTGCCGAAAAAGCCAAATTGTTTGGTAAGCTAAATCTTGCCAGCGCAGAAGCATTAATCAATAATGCCAAACAGGTAGGTGAATTAACTAGCAAATTAAAGAATACGGATACTGCGTACGAACAAGCTTCCGTAAAAGTAGATAACTTAGACGGTGATATGAAAAAGTTAGGCTCCAATATGGAGTCTGCGGGTTTATTGATAGGTGAAACATTTGATCCTGCATTAAGAGCGGTTGTGCAATCTCTTAATTTTGTAGTTAATGCTTTCAAGTCTAGCGTATTAGCGGTAGAGGATTTTGGTAATGCCATAGGTGCCTATGCTTCCGCTGTAACTTTATTCTTGTCAGGTGAAATTGATTTAGCGAAAGATGTGCTTAAACAACGCGAGGCTGAATCTGCAGCCAATGAAAAGAAACTTGATCAAATATGGGCCATACAGAATGCAGAAGAGCTTGCGGCTGAAAAAGAAAAGAAGCTACTAGAAAATAAGAAGCTCGTAGCTGCTGAAGAAAAGAAAATTGCTGAGCAACGCAAAGAAGAAGAACGCCTTGCTAAAGAAAGTGCGGCTGCGAAGAAAAATACCGCTGCGAACGAAGATATAATTGCACTGCAGGAACAATACACGCAGGAGTATCTGCTACTTGAAGAAAGTTTAATGTCGCAGGAAGAAAGATTGCGTGCTGCCTATGAAAACAGGCAAATTATTGTAGAGGATGCCTTCCAAAATGGTTTAATAAATCAACAACGCCGTTATGATTTATTGCAACAGCTTGAACTTAATCATCAAGCTGCAATGGGCGATGTTGAAGCACAAGGTATTCTACAACGGGAAGCCTTTCGCAAGAAATCTGCAAAAGATAAAGTCAAAAGCATAACCAGTGAACTTGTTACACTGACTCAAGGTGTTGCACAGTCTAACAAGACGATGTTCCGCATAAATAAAGCCGCAGCGATATCAGGGGCTATTATTGATGCGTACTCAAGCTTTAATAAAACAATGGCAGCATATCCATTTCCAATTAATGTTGGTATGGCGGCTGCGTCATTGGCAGCATCGTTTGCACAAGTGCAGGCGATTAAGAATCAGCAATTTGGTGGCGCAGGCGGTGTTGCGCCCTCTGCAGCAGGAGGTGGAGCTACTTCTAGCACGAACATAGCATCAATTGGAGGTGAGCCTATTGTTAGCGGTGTACAGCAGAACAGACAGCCTACTAAGATTGTTAATATTACCTTAGAAGGCAGAAGTTACTCACGAGAAGAAGTACGCGATTTAATAGACAGCATCGCTGCTGAGAGAGAAGATGGTACAGAATATAATGTAGGAGCCGCATAATGTCATCAGTGATGGGTTTAACTAACTTGGTAAAAACAGCTACATTAACAGCCAGTAGTGAAGTCACAGGTTTTCTTAAAGAAAATGCGGCTACATGGAAATTATCTTCATGGTGGTCATTTACAACTACTGGCGCGACTTTAATTGTTGATTTAGGTTCAGCCCAGTCAATTGATTGCATGGGATTATCAGGAATTAATTGTGCAGCAGTTAGCTGTTCAATAAAATTGCAAAGTTCAACAACAGGTGCATGGGCAGGTGAAGAAGTTGACCGTATTGCTGCATATACTCCATCAGCAGATGTAACTCAATTTAAAACATTCACATCGGCTTCGGCAAGATATTGGCGATTTGTTTTTGCAAGCAATACGGCACAAGTATTTATAGCGAATGTATTCTTAGGTGCTATGTTAGAATTACAACACGGAATGATACCTAATTTCTCTCCTGCAAATTTAAACAGAGAAAGAGAAATCTTTAATAACAATTCTCAAGGCGGTAATTTTTTAGGTAGTGCCGTTATGTATAACGCAGCTAAGATTACTATTGAGCAGGAATACGTTACGCGTACATGGATAGACGCTAATTGGCTTACGGTTGCAGATCACATCGAACTCTATCCGTTCTACTTTGCTTGGGATACAGTTAACTATCCTAATGAAGTTGCTTATTGTAAGGCGAAGAAAATTAATTACCCTGAATATATGGACCCTTTTAATATGCGCTTTTCATTAGAGTGTGGTGCCTACTATGACTAATGCTATTGCTAAAACTGATGATGTGCGCATACCGGTTACGGTAGCAGAACTCAATGTGGATCGTTGCCGTTTTGAATATGGCAAAAGCTACACAAACCTGTGCAACTATT